CCTAGAGCATATGAAGTGGCAGGTCAATTAATCAAAAATGTTTCAGAAGTTACAGAACGATTGGTTGAATTACAAGAGAAAATGAAAAAGCTCAAAGAAGTTCCAGAAACTGGTCCTAAAAATGTTACTAATGCTTTGTTTGTGGGTTCGACCAAAGAACTACAAAAGATGCTAAAGCAGGATGCAGACTAGTTATAAAGGTAACCCAAACCTTAAAGCGGCTGGTGTTGATGTAGAATTTACCGAAGCACAGGTTAAAGAGTTCATCAAGTGTGCGAAAAATCCTATTTATTTTATAGAAAACTATGTAAAGATAGTTAGCATTGATGAGGGGTTGGTTCCATTTCATCTTTATGATTTTCAAAAAGAGATGGTAGGAACTTTTCATAATAATCGTTTTACAATATGTAAACTTCCTCGACAGTCAGGAAAATCTACTGTCCTTTTAGCGTACCTAGTACACTATTTAATATTCAATGAGACTGTGAATGTAGCAATTCTTGCTAACAAGGCTCAAACTGCTAGAGAACTATTAAGTAGATTTCAGTTAGCCTATGAGCATTTACCCGAATGGATGCAACAAGGGGTAATTAACTGGAATAAAGGTTCCTTGGAGTTGGAGAATGGATCTAAAATCCTTGCTTCAAGTACTAGTGCTTCTGCTGTTCGTGGCGGGTCTTATAATCTTATATTTCTTGATGAGTTTGCTTTTGTACCATCGAATATCGCTGAACAGTTTTTTTCATCGGTATATCCTACGATATCTGCCGGGAAAACGTCCAAAGTAATGATAGTGTCTACACCCCATGGAATGAATATGTTTTATAAGTTATGGATAGATGCAGTAAATGAAAAAAATACATTTATCCCTATTGAAGTAAATTGGTCAGAAGTTCCTGGTAGAGATGAAAAGTGGAAAGAAGAAACTATACAAAATACAAGCGAGCAACAATTTTTACAGGAGTTTGAATGTTCGTTTCTCGGTAGTGTTGATACTTTAGTAAGTCCACAAAAGTTAGGGGTTATTCCTACTATGGACCCAATTAGTCAAAGTGGTGGTTTAGATGTATTTGAACAGCCATTACAGAATAATCAATATGCCATTACAGTAGATGTTGCTCGTGGTGGTAAAAATGATTATTCTGCCTTTGTGGTGATAGATATAACTAATGTACCATATAAAGTTGTATCGAAGTATAGAAATAACGAAATAAAACCATTAGCACTACCTGAAGTTGTTAAACAAGTGGCTGATGCTTATAACAGTGCTTATATTATGGTAGAGATAAATGATGTCGGTGGTCAAATTGCAGACGCACTCCATTACGATTTAGAGTATGAAAATCTTATAATGACACAGACTAGAGGACGCTTAGGTCAAATAGTAGGAAGCGGATTTGGAGACAAGGCAACAGACCTTGGAGTTAGAACTACGAAAGCCGTAAAGAAAATAGGATGTTCAAACTTAAAGCAATTAGTAGAAACTGATAAAATGATACTTAATGATTTTGATATAATTGTAGAGCTATCAAACTTTGTTGCTAAAGGTTCATCTTATGAAGGTGATGAAGGAGCAACAGATGATTTGGTTATGTGTTTAGTTTTATTCGCTTGGCTAACAAACCAAACATTCTTTAAAGAATTAACTGATGATGATATTCGTAGACGATTATATCAAAGTCAACAGAAAATGATTGAAGAAGATATGGCACCGTTTGGGTTTATGGATGATGGTGTAAACTATGTAGACCAGAATATGCCATTTGTAGATGAAGATGGTGATTATTGGACCCCTACACAATATAATGGGTAGGTCGTCTTGGGTCTCTATCTTCTCCTAAATCATCTTGAGTTTCAAAATAGGTTTGACAATTTTGACAAACTACATCAGCTCCTTGAGTCAATTCTATAGCCTCTAGTCTTTTTTTAGAATTTCGGCCGTGTCTTAAATAGGCATCTTTTATAGTTTGCCATTTTGGTATCCACATTAAGGCTGCCGGTTCATTGTGTCCACAATATATACATACTTGGTCAACGAAAGTTGCGTGTAAGGCTAATATTCTACTTTTAGTTCTCATATAATTATTTATACACAAAATGAGTATTATATTTAGAGAAATTTAGGAATTTATAAATACATATGTGTAAAAATAAACAAATGTGATTTGAAAACTAGACAATACATATGTACCTTATTATAAAACAACGGAGATTATAAAACAATGGCACAACTTGCTTCTGCGGGTATCCTTGTACAAGAAAAAGACCTTACTAATATGGTAATTGGTGATTCTTCCAGTGATGGTGGAATTGCGATATGCTCCGAAAAAGGTCCTGTCGAGGAAGTCGTAACAATTTCAAACGAAGCCGAGCTCGTAAATATGTTCGGTAAGCCAAATGCCAGTACTTTTGAATGGTTCTTTACAGCTGCTGCTTTTTTGAAGTATGCAAACACATTGCGAGTTGTTAGAATTAACTCGGGTCATGTAAATGCTGTTTCATCTGGCACGGCTATTAATGTAAAGAATACTGCCGATTGGGATGCTAATTATTCAGATGGTTCTGCTAACGTGGGTCAGTGGGCCGCACGTTCACCAGGTACTTGGGGTAATAACCTCAAAGTATGGCAGTGTCCTAGTCTTACTGTCTATGAACAGGATTTGGGCGCAAATAATCGTGTTAATGATAGCTCTGCCGCTGAAACCGATACAACTATTGTTGTTGACGATGCCGATGCAACTAACTACGCTATCGTAGTAAACGATATTATTTCCTTTACATCTGATGCTGCTGGTGCAACACCACTTACAGGTCACGAAGGTGTGGAGTATATCGTTACAGCAGTAAACACAAGTACTAACACATTAACTTTCAAACAGCATGGTGTATTCTCTACAAAGGGTTTGGCCGCAGCTGTTGCTGATGACTCTTACGTTACACGCAAATGGCGTTGGTATGATGAGTTTGCCGGTGCACCTGGCACTTCAACATCAGTATCTAATAAGTCTGGTGTGGACGATGAGATGCACATTCTTATCACAGATGAAGATGGTGGCATTACAGGTACAGCAAACACGATTCTTGAGAAATGGTCACACGTTTCTAAAGCATCTGATGCAAAAACTGATAGTGGCGATGACAACTATTATGTTGATGTTCTTTATCGCAGTTCTGAATACATCTATTGGATGGATCATAACACTGGCGGTAGTAACTGGGGTTCAGCCGCAGCTGGTACAACATTTACAAATATCAATACGTCTAGTGAAATTTCATTAACCAGTGGTACAGATGACTATTCGCCAACAAATGGTGAAAAGAAATCTGCTTATGACCTGATGGATGATGATACAATTCCTGTTAGTCTAATGATGGCTGGTCCAGGTGATTCAACTCATGCTGGTAACTTAATTGACCTTGCTGAAAAACGTAAAGACTTGGTTGTCTTTATTTCGCCTGAAAGGTCGGACGTTGTTGGTGTATCTAATTCACATACACAAACAAATAACGTCAAAAACTTTTATCTGAACTTTTCTAGTTCCTCATATGCAGTACTAGATAGTGGATATAAGAAAACTTATGACAAGTACAACGATGTTTATCGTTTCATTCCTTTAAACGGTGATATCGCTGGTTGTGCTGCTAGTGCTGATTTACTTAATGATCCTTGGTGGAGTCCAGGTGGTCTAACAAGAGGTAATATCAGAGGCGCAGTATCACTTGCCTATAATCCAACACAGTCTCAGAGAGATATTCTATATCGCAATCGTATCAATCCAGTATGTACTTTCCCAGGTGAAGGCACAGTACTTTGGGGAGATAAGACGGCTTTGTCAAGAAACAGTGCATTTAACCGTATTAATGTTCGGCGTCTATTCAACTTTGTTGAAGATGCAATTGAAAAAGCATCCCGAGCGGTTCTTTTTGAATTCAATGATGAATTTACAAGAGAGCAGTTCCGTGGTATGGTTGAGCCTTTCTTGAGAGATGTACAGGGTCGACGTGGTATTACAGATTTCTTGGTTGTTTGTGACGAAACCAATAACACTGGTCAAGTTATAGATGCCAATGAATTTAGAGCTGATATCTATATTAAGCCTGCTCGTTCGATTAACTTCATTACATTAACCTTTGTGGCTACCCGTACTGGTGTAGAGTTCGCAGAAGTTATTACTTAATAGATAGGAGAAAATAAAGAATGGCTAACGTAACAGATTTTATCGCCGCACTAAAAGAAGGTGGTGCACGAGCAAATCAATTCGAGGTTAATATTACTGGAGCCCCAGTGAACATCCCTCAAGAGTTCAGGTTTCTCTGTAAAGCTTCTTCTATTCCTGCATTAACAGTGCCAGAAATTGAAGTTAATTATCGAGGACGAAAAATCTATGTTGCTGGTGACAGAACATTTGATACCTGGAGCATTACAGTAGTTTCTGATAGAGACCAAATTATGAGAGGTGGTTTTGAACAATGGCAAAATCATTTGTCAGATTTGGGAGCAATTTCTAACCGGGATGCTATTGGAGATATGCCTTCACGATACTATGCTGATGCTATAGTAAAACAGAAAGACCGAAATGATAATACATTACGGACTTATAGGCTAATAGATGCATGGCCTACAACTGTTGATGCTATTGAATATTCACACGACACGGAAAATACCATTCTAGAGTTTGGTGTTACATTCCGATTTAACTATATGACAATTGTTGGTGCTTCAACAGGCCAATTGGGGATAGCAGGAGGCATAGGCAGCGTCTTTACTTAATAGTTAAGTTGTAAGTGATATAAATAGTTATACTATGGCAGAAATATTTGGTTTTACGATTAATCGGGCGGGGAAGAATAAAGCATCTAGTTTTGTTCCTCCATCGCCCGATGACGGTTCCCTAGACGTAGGTGGAGCTTCAGGCTTTTTTGGTCAGTATTATGGTCTTGAAGCAACTCCTAAAAATGATTTCGACCTAGTCAAAAAATATCGACAAACGGCTGAACATCCAGAAGCGGATCAGGCGATAGAAGATATTGTGAATGAAGCTATTATTTCTAATGAAGATGAGCCTTCAGTTAGTGTTAATTTAAATTTTGTAAATCTTTCAGATAGTGTTAAGAAAAAGATTCATACAGAATTTAGTCACTGCTTGCGGTTACTCCATTGGAATGCAAAGTCTCACGATATGTTCAAAAGATGGTATATTGATGGTCGAGTTTATTTTCATAAGATGGTGGATAAGTCTAATCCTAAATTAGGTATCCAAGAAATACGTTATATTGATCCAAGAAATATTAAAAAGATTAGAGAAGTAGAAAAAGGCGAACCTGGTACAGGCGGTGAGTCTTTAGTAAAAAATATTATAGAATATTTCTTGTTTAATGAAGAAGGTATCTATCCAGGTTTTGCGGGACATAAAAACGC